AATTCTCCAAGTAGCGAAACGGGGTTCATAGTCTGGCCGCCAGCAGCTGTCGGGGCAGCGGCCGTCTCCCCTGCTTGTGACAGGCCATATATACTTTTCAGTATGTCGAAATTGGCTTGGCGGCGTTGTTTGGCTTCAAGATACTTTGCCTGATCCCAAGCGAACTCTTTATTATGCTGGTTAGTGATAATTTTGCGCTCGGCTTCCGCCTGTTGAGCATCTTGAACCATCTCGGCCTGTTGCACGGCAAGCTGGCGCTCGCGCCAGTTCTGGTCGGCTTCCAGCCTCTGCTCCCAACGGCGATGCTGTGCAACAGCATCCAGCTCGTCGTTCTTCATCTGGTGGTATTGGCTAATGAGGTTGCCCAACCCTGTTAGAGGTGAGATTACTTTTTTACTTGGGATGGAATAAACAGCCATCAGTCTTTCTCCTCAGCATCTGTCAAATCGCCAGGCAGCTTCTCGATCAATTCATTCATGGCCGAGATCAACAAACCAATCAGCCCCTGATACTTAACGGCTTTGTATCCGTCCTCGCGCTTGGCAACCAACCCAGGCATAACTTCCTCGACCTGCTGGGCGATCACGCCTGCGTCCTGTTCGTCTGTGTCGATCCAATTCCAGGTGGAGCCATCAAGCTTCTGCAATTTCTCAAGCGCATTATCAATCGGCTTGATGTCATACTTCAATCGCTCGTCAGACATCATCGCCAACATGGGGATCATACCAATGCCAGCAGAGAGCAGCTGAGCCTGTTGTGCTTGTTGTGCCTGTTCTGCGGCGGCGTCTGCTTGCGCCTCTTGCATCTGGCGGGAACGCTCGTTAGCCGCGGCACTCGACAACCCTTCAACTGACTGGGTCGATAGCCCGCGGCCCAGTGCAGCCATCTGACCCAGCATCGCAGTGTTCATATCTCTGTCCTGTAGAGCCAAATCAGTTTTTGCACTCGACCTAGCCGCGGCCTGTTGCAGATTATTCAAACGATCGGTAGCTGCGGACTGGCGGGCAGTTCTAGCAGTGCCATAACGATCCATTGCCCGAGCATCAATCCCTGCCAATGTACGATTGGCACTGTCTGTATAAGTGTCAAATTCATCCGATAACCCAGATATTGGACTTCTAGCTTTACGTATCAAAGAGTTTTGATAAGGAACGTACTGGTTTTGATAATATTTATATTGCGAATCCGAGATAGATGCGAGCTGATCGTCTGGTTTGCCGCCGACTGTCACCTTCATCGGGTTGATTTGGTTAGAAGTTCGCTCGAGAGTATCTAGCCCAATTTTTGCAATATCGGTCCAACCCGCCATATAAATCTACCTCCTGTACGGTATGCCGTGCGACTCTAAAGATTTTCGGGGTTGGGTGCCCATCGCCGATAAAGCCTCTTCGCGCAGTTTCGGGCGAACGTACTTGTTCATCCCGTACGAGGTGCCCGCGTTCATGGCCGCTGTTAATGTGCTGGTTCGCAGTTGAGACTGGGCAATATCGTCAGCAACATTATTAGCATAAATCTGGTTGGCTTCGTCTCGTGCGCCCTTGGCCAGAGAGCTAAATTGACCCATGCTTTGGTTACTGATGTCAGAACCAAGATCGGCCAGCGCTTTGGCCTGGCTGTAGTAATTCTCTTTCGATTTAAGCAACCCGGAGGCGGTACCTTGCGTCAAAGGGTCAGCCAACTCACCTAAGTAATTCTGGTTGGATGTCACTCCCGCGGCCTGCTTCATGGCGTTGGCGAGAGCAAGCTCTCCACCTTTGGCCGTGCCCTTGCTAATATACGGGTTGACAGACAATCGGCGAGCATCGGCCGTATCCATATTATCCACTCGGTCGCGCAGCTCCTGCTCAACCGGCATATAGCGATTGACAAAATCATTCCACTTCTGCGCGGAAATCCGGGCTTCTGTGCGTTCCGATTCTGTAATTGGTGGTGGCTCGTAGCCCCCGCCTCCGCCGCCTTTTCCCATAGCTAGACCCTTAATTCGTACATTGTTTGCTTCCCTGCTTCGGGGAAAGCCCGCGCCCATCCAGGGCGAGTTGAAGAAAACGTCATCCCATCAAACCCATTCTCGCGCGCGTAAGCCAAAATCAGCTCAACGATATCTTCCCGAGCTGCGCGGTTGTGTTCTCGCGAATAGCCTGCCACGACATTCAAAAATGCGCCGCCAGAATATGGGTACGACGGTTCGATTAAGACAAACCAATCCGTGGTGGGGTGTTTAAAATAAATGAGTTTCCCGGAGTCAATCAACTCCGCCATGCGCGGATAATCAAAACGAACTCCCAGCCGCTCATTTATTTTGGCCAGCCCTTCTTCGACCAGGGCCCAATCAATAGCCGCCATACTCTGTTACCCCCACTACGTTGCCGCGGTTACGGAACGCCCGACGGTTCGCGCTGTCCAAGCCGCGCAAATACCGCCCATAGAAGTAATCACCCTTAGATGCGTTACCCCAAGTAGACTCTTGCATAAGCAAGTTGGCAATCACCCCATCGACAAGCGTCGTGCGGTACAGCCCCATCAACCGATCAGGAACGTCGGTCTCGACATCTCGGGGGAAAAACACAGCGCACACCTGGCCATTCAGTGTCCGGCCGGGGGTCGGGTGTACCCGAATGCCGTCTACCGTATGGGCGAAACGGATTGGATCGGCGCTTTGCTCCCGCAGTGTGTAAAACTGGCGGTCGTTGACCGGCTCCAGTTCTTTGTCCTCTGCGGTGAGCCACACCACCCGGAGCATGTCGGCCCCGGAGGGTGCGCTCACATCAATGGAATCAATGTTCGGGATGTACATAACATCCGAAACCTCGTTCCAAACCTCTGTCTCCTGAAAAAACTCGCGCGCGATGTTGGCGATGGTTTGCTTCGCCACAAAATCTGGGGCATTAACCGCTACGCCCTTCACGTCGCGGGCAAGATCAGAAAGCACAGTCATAAACTACTCCGCCTCACCCTTCTGGACGGGCTTTCGACTTGTGCGTTTGGGTGCAGCAGTTGCTTTCTTGGCACCGCTGGCCATAGCAACTCCCACTAAAAATTCTGGAACCTCTTTGGGTTCGGCCGTGATAGAAATAACATGGCCTTGATGGGCCACTCGGATTTCTTGGTCGGCATACAATTTAGCCATCTTCAATCTCCGATATTAAAAGGGGCGGTTGCCCGCCCCGCTTCGTTTAAACAGCGACGTCAACCGCCAGTACGGAGAAGTCCTCAGTTGTACCTGAATAGGTGCTGTGGAACTTCGGCTTACGCAGACCGAACATCTTGTTGATCGCGATACCATAACGGTTCTCATAGTCGAAATCTTTCTCGACCCAGTTAGGTGCGCCCAAATCGACATAGCCCATGGCCTGAGCACCGCAGATCAGCATACGAGTACCTTCAACATCACCCGCAGAACCCCACTTAGAGCCAGCAGCCATGCCAGTGGTATTGAATACGTGGCGATATTCGTGGACGATCAAACCGTCAACGGTCACATCGTCAGCACCAGCGAACAGTTCGGACTTCAAGCCTTGCTGGGTAGCGGCGGCGCGTACGTTAGCAATATAGTCTGAATCAAGACGTAGCTTTGCCATCGCGCGAGGATTGACAAATACGTGGAAGTATTCTTTACCGCCTTCCATGATGCCGCGTACGCCCTGATCTTTCAGATAGGCTTTGGCCTCCACCAAAGTGCGGTAGCTCAAAGTATCAGCAGGGACCAGTGCGGTGGTATCGCCATCAACCAGCTGGTTGTTGGTGCCGTCCCAACGCTTGTGGCGGTTAGCAGTCGGAGCAGTAACGTCGTTGGCAAACTCCAACTGGGTTACTTCGGAAGCTACATTGCGCGCTGCACCGTTTGAGCGAACGTCGTAAGTCACACCAGACAGGGTCAGGAAGGACAATTCGTCGATCAGGTTCGCCATGCCGTAGGACAGCTGGTCTTTGGCTTCGGTACGGAAGTTGATGATGGACTTCTGGTCCGCCATGCGGCCGTAGTTAGCGTGCGCCAAACGGAACTGGTCGAAACGAATATCTTCGTGGTAAGAAGTCATGGTGTCTTCTTTACCTTGCAGCGGGTTATCCCCTGCAACACCAGTGTAGTCAGCGTTGGCCAACAAAGTCATAATGGCTTTGTTGCCGCCCTTATGAGACCCGTTTAGCTCAGTGATGCGCTGGATCATTGCGTTAGAGCCCGTGCCCAAGAATTTGGTCACAAATGATTTGTTGCGAACTTCTTTCCAAAGTTCAAGAGCCCACGCAGTACGTTGTTCTGGCTGGAGCGCCGCGAAATTCGTACCGGCAGGAATATCATAAGAAGCCATATTTAGCTCTCCTAATTTCCAATGGTAATAACAAAAAGTTTTGTTGGGCGAATATCGCTTACCCCAGCGAATGTACAGGTTTTGTGCAGTACCCGAAACTGCGGCAGCTACCGGCTGCACGGAGGCAGAATGTCGTCCCTACCTACTACGACAGCTTAAATATACGGTATTGGCCTTGCAATGTCAATAGCCCGGCTAATCTTTTTGGGCACAAAAAACCCCCAGCGAGTGGGGGCGAAAATTACAGAACGATACCCCTGGAGGAGCCTGTAGGCTTTTTCAGTATCGTGTTTATATATTAGCCCGGCTTAACCTAAATGTCAAACCAAAAATTGGACGTTTGATTTCTTCGGGCAGGTTTCCCAATCATCTTGTGACATCTGGTTGGGGTTCACTCGCACATCCTCGTTAGCCCCGCGGTTCGATCCCCCGGAATTGGTCGACGGCGGTTGGCGGTTCGCTGCCGCAACTTTTCGCTGCATATCGGCAGGGTTTTGTTGGGGCGGTTGCTGCGACTGCTGTGGCTGCTGTGGTTGCTGTGGCTGCTGCGGTTGCTGCTGCGGTTGCTGCGTAGAAGCCTGCGCCTGCAATGCCGGTGCCAGTGTAGTGATAGTCTGCTCTAACGCTTCGGTTCGAGTCATCCCCTGGGCCACGTAACTGTCGCCGAGTTGTACCGCCGCTCGTGCTAATGAATCATTGAATTGGTCACTCTGTTCATTGAGCATGGGGTATTTATCAATCACCTCAACCAGGCGGTTCTGGAACATCATGTCATCACGCACTTTAGTGTCGACCTGCTGCACCTGCTGCATGACCTCAGTCTGGTATTGCTGGCGCTCATAATCGCGAATCTGCTTACGATACTCGCGAGCTTTATCCGTGTCGCCCTCCATCAACGCGTCATACTCAGACTGAACTAGAGCATCGACGTCAACAGGCTTTTCCTGGGGCTGCTCGTTCTGTGCGGCCTGCTCACTCTGGCCCTTGTCACGAGAGATGCGGGCAACAAAGTCACGTAACACACGAGCCTCGTCCTCAGCCTGGCGGCGCTTGGCGATCTCGTCATCCAGGCGGGACTTCGGGATGCGGATGTCATCTTTGGTCTCACCCTCCCCTTCGTTCTGCTCCTGCTGCTCGGCAGCAGGCTCTTGTTCGGCGGGGGCTTGTTCGCCTTCCTGCGCTTCTGACCCTACAGGCTCCTGCGGCTCATTGGTCTCGGCGGGTGCTTCTGGCTCCTCGGGCTCCGCGTGGGCGACTTCATCCCCGAAGTCCAGCGTCGAGGTATCCATCTCGTCGATATTTTCAAAATCAAAATTCTTTTGGTCAGACATGGTCTTCTCCTGTGGGTTTAAAGTCCGTTCTCGCCAGCCTTAACAGACTGGGTTTGGTTATACCGTCCCGTTTGGGCCTGGGATTCGCGCATTTGCCCGGCTTCCGCCTGCATCTGCGCCACTTTGAGTTTGGCCAACAACTCGTTCGTCTTGTTGGTCAACTCGGTTTCTGATTTCATCTTCTGTTCTTTGATGTCGTATGCCGGTTGCATCGACTCGCTCTGCGCTTTAGCCATGTTGCGATACGCCTCAGACTGAGTTTTCTCGATCTCAGCACGCAGTTCCTCAACCTCGAGCATCAGCTTCTGCATTTCAAGCTGCTGTTGCGTCTGCATGATCTGCTGCTGCTCCGGTGACGGTTGGCCTTGACCCATCATCTGACGCACGCGCTCGGCCAGGTCGTACTTCTTATCAAGGTGGCTGTACTCGATGACAGCGTCGTCCGGGATCATCACCCCTGCATTGCGCAACTCGACCACCTCAGCAAACTGGGTCTCGGCGAAGTTGTCACGTGTCGGTACAGTATCGACCACAACGTCATACTCACCCAACGTCAGGTTATTTAATACCCCGTCGATGGTTTGCATGTTGAGCTGCAACACCTCCATATCCATCATACTGTCTACACCAGAGGTGATACGCAGAGTGCGCTCCTCAGTGTAATACTGCTGGACCAGAGACAGCACGCGTTCGGCCAAAAGGTGACGGGTGTAGTTGAGGTTGTCGAACACCACTTGCAACTGCGCCAGGCCGCGGGAGATTTTGCCCTGCAACACTACACCAGAGACCTCACCGCTGCCCTCGCCCAGCATATACTCAGAGACCCCTGAGATTTGGCGAATGCTCGACATGGCCATATTGGACAAATCGCGGATGCCAGATGGGATTTGGTTGGGCTGAATCTTGGACGGCGGTGTCCGGCCGTTGGCCACCTCCATAACCAGCCCCGTGCGCGAGCCATGCTTCTTCAACTCGTCGGCGGTCATATTGACCAGCGATCCCTCCTCGACCATCCAACCAGAATTGGCGGTGGAATTGACGATATGCAGCGCCTGGGAGCTGATCTTATTGAACTGCTCCTGCGGATCGATCAGGTTGCGGATCAAACCAAACGGCTTACCTCGGCGGAAGTACGGGAAGAACGGCACCACAGTGAAGTGCTCATAAGGCGACCAGTCGTCGTGCAACAGCACCTGGTCCGCAGAAACAGTCCAACGGATTTCAGGCACACGGCGAGAATAAATCTCCCACCCATGCTCGGCTGCAAGCTCGGCCACGCGCTCGTCGTCCCAGTTTTCTGGCACTTCGCGGGTGTCGCCGGTAACAATGTCCAGGAAATGGCGGGTATGGCGCATCTTTTTGAACTGGCGCTCGACCACGCGAACACGGCGAATCTGTTTGGTCTCGTCGACAGTGCCCGGTGTATAGGTCGTTTGACTGCCTTGCCCCTGCCCCTCGCCAAAAGTCGCACTCGAAGACCATTCTACGGAGTCATACCCATAAGTTGAGGATGAATTGTAGGACAAATCGCGCACACGTTGTGCTTTTTCTTCACCATAAAGGTCTTCGATGTCGTCGATGGACATCCATCGGGTGATAAAGACCTCTTTCCAAGTGGAGGGATCATACTCTTTGGCATCTGGGTCAAGCACAACAGACAAAGGATCGAGGGTTTGGATGTCAACTTCACCCCGGAAATTGTCGTCGAACGACATACGCACGTCAAAAAAACCGCGCTCGAGGATAACACCGTCTTCAAACAGCAATCTTTCCTGGCGCTCGAACGAATTGTCGTAGCAAATCTGCATGTACAGCTTGGTCAGCGCCTTGGCCACGTCCTCAGTCCCCTCATTTCGAGGGATAAACTGCACGCTCTGGCGATTATTGACATACTCGCCCACCACGGCGTTAATAATTGGTTGGACCATGTTGATGGTCAGCGCTGGGCGCTTCTCCTCGTCAAGCCGCTCTCTATCTTTGGAAGACCACTGGTCCCCTACATAGAAATCTTCGCATTTCTTTGCCAAGTCCACATAGTCCTTGTGCCCGTTGTCTCGGGCACGGGAGTAGCGATCAAAATTGTTGCGGGCGATTTGAATCTCCTGCGCGGTGCGCTGGGAATCCGTCTCGACCTCGGCGTCCATTACGTCTGTTTCTTCTGCCATACGGCCTCCGTCATGCGGTTAGGTAGCCGCCGCCACCTTTGCCCTTGTTGATGAATTTGTGAATGTCGTCTTTCCAGGATTTTTTCTTCTCGGGCGGTTTTTTACGCGGTGCGTTGAGAATGTTTATCAAATACGCTTGGTAAGCCAGCGCATCCACCTGGTCGTCGTTCTTGCCGTTGGGGAACTTCAAAAGTTCTTCCTCGAAATCTGGCAGCCACTCGGCTTTTTCTGGGAACAACACTTTGCCCTGCTCCATACGCGCGATGATGCTCATGGCTCGACCCACTTTATTGGCGCGGCCGGGGCGCAATTTCTCCAAGCGTATGAACTGTCCGCGTTCGCGCATACGCTTCTCCAGCACCGGCTCAATTGTTGAGGCGATCTGGCCGATCTCCAGCCCCGACACCTGGGCGTTGTACTCGACCGCCGTATCAATGATGGTGTCGACCAGCTCGATCGCGGTCATGCGCTTGCGAATGACTTTGAGAATGTGCAGGTCGCCGTTGCGGTCGACTCCCCCGACCACGCCTGCGGAGTAGTCCACAGACTTACCAGTCGACAAATCCCACGTCACGCCGACAGCCATGTCCTCGAGTTCTGGGATTTTCTCTTTGCCCGCGTACTTGAAAGTAGACTGCTTAAATAGGTCGCCCTCCGCTGGCACTGGGTTCTGCTGATACAGCGAGTTCCAATCCCGAAGGCCAACCGATGCCTTAATACGCGCCAACGCTTTCTCGTCATAACGCTCGGGGTGAAGGGCCTCCCCCTCTTTTCGGTGTGGCTCGTCCTCGGTAGCGATGGCTGGGTACTTGATAACTTTGAAGTTCTCGTGCTCAAGCGTCTCGATGTAGCCGCCCAGGTCGTCCTCGTGCCAGCGCGTGAACAGGACCAAGATGCCTGCCCCCGGCATCAGACGCGTGTAGGCCGTCGAGGTGAACCAGTTAAGTACCCGGCGGCGGTAGGCTTCGGATTCCGCATCGTCGCGGTTGGAGTACAAGTCATCGAGGGTGAGGATGTCTGCACCCTTACCGGTCAAGCCGCCGCCGACACCCACCGCGGTGTAGCCGCCCAACTCAGTCGTTTTCCACGCCTCCACAGCACTCATGTCCTTGTGGAGTTTCGTCCTGGGAAAGATCGACGTGTACTCAGGCTCGCGGAAAATCTCACGGGTCTTTTTGGAAAACTCGCTTGAAAGCCCGGCGGCATAGGAGGCAACGACAATGTCTTTCGTTGGGTCTTGCCCCAACACCCAGGCTGGAAAATTGATCGAGGACAGGAGGCTCTTGCCCGTTCTCGGAGGCATATATATCGCCAGTCGCGGCGACTCCTCGCGCTCGACCGCCTCATAAAACTCTTGCAGCTCCTGGGCAATCTCCTTATGCACCCACCCGGCCTGGTATCCCGGGTTCATCTTCTTGACGAACTCGAGGAAGTTTCGCCGGGCCAATTCTCTCGAGGCCAGCTCTTTTTGGGCGATCGACCGAACGTCACTCATTATTGACTTCCTCAAACTCGCCGTCGAGCACTTCTTCCCCGCGGGCGATACGATACAATTCGTCGTCGCTCAGAGACGCAAGCTCCTCGGCCGAGGCGTTGGAGTTGATATTGATCTGCTTCTCCGGGGCATAGAGTCCATTCATCTTGCCCAGTTCCTTGACCGCGGCCACGCGTTGAGCCGAGTTCTCTGCCGAGTCGTAAGCATCCATCAACATCTGATTGAGGAGTGGCCGGGTTACTCGCCCCACCTGTTGGAGTTTAGAGCGTGCAGCCTGCACGGTCAGTGGCCCAAAGTGTGCAGTCACCTCGTCCTCGGGCGCCCCGCTCTCGTGCGCCTCTAATGCCATCGCTTCTTTCATGGTCAGTGGCTTGGACAGCTTCTTTGCCGTCTTTGCGAACTCACCCAGGTCGGCGGACAAGTCGGTCATTTACTCGGCATACCCTGCTGTTTTGCGTATTCAATCAGGCTGTTGCGGATGAACTGGCTAAAATTGAACCCGACCTTGGAGGTTTCGCGCAAAAACTGATATGCGCGGAAGGACTCCGGGTCGAGCGTGACCGCCTTGGGGGTCGTTCGGTTTCGTTTCATGTCCATAATATTTAGTCCGGCTAATTTTTATGTGAGGGTATTAAAAAACCCAGGCTATGTCAAGGTTTAAAACCGTTGGCCTCGGCTTCTTCCAGGATTTTATCCTCGACAAACTGCCGGTAGTTGAAGCCGCCGGGGGTTGTCTTGCGCAGGTAATCCAATGCTTCGGCGGTTTCCTTCGATACCACGGCGACCAAGCTGCGTTTGCCTTGTCTTTTGTTTTTCTCGCGCTGCCGCTGGACAGCTTCAAGTTGCGCTTGTGGAGTTTTGGTTGTCATCGTTTCAGTCTCCGGGTGTATGTGTATAAGATACCTTATATATTATAAGCATACAAGGGTTACTTGGCAATTTTTTATGGAAATTTGTTTGTGTTTCATCTCCCCCCGTCCCGTGGCGCGCGGCCACCCAAACCCCAATCGACCCTCGACCCCAAACCCAAAACGAAAATAAATTCGGCGAAATCAGTGACGGGTGGCCATCAGCCACCAACAAGCGGCCATTGGCCGCCAACAAGCGCCACCCTGCCAGCCACCCAACACCACAAAACTTGACAATTTAAGCAAAGTTAGATAAGATGGTACACAAGATAAAGGCAAACAAGGCAACACGCCAAAAGCCAAAAGCGAACAAAAATTTGACATCCTAAACAAAGTTAGATAAGATGATACACAAGATAAAGGCAAACAAGGAGATAAGCCAAAAGCGAACAAAAATTTGACATTCTAAACAAAGTTAGATAAGATAGTAGTCAAGCTAATTAGTCGGGTGCTTGCGATAACTCGACGTTAATCAAAACAATACGCAAGGGCATTGCTAGGTATGCCAGAAAATCCTAGTGTAGGGTGTGCCATTCGCTCTCTCTGATAACTTTACTCTGTTTTAAAATAGCTTAAAACAGTTTATAAA